TACTCTATGTCCCTGTAAATCCAGGGACATAGAGTAGCTTTTGAGCATGTACGCACCGCGGACCCCAAACTCGGCATCTACTATTTGCACATGCTGCCCGATTTCCCATGGGTTGCCATCTGGATTCAACGTGCCATCAACTTTGCACTGGTATGTCTGTGACCGCATTTTTAAAATGTTGGCTTCCTCGGTCGCGCGCGTGACGCACTCTTCGATCGTAGAAGCCTCCTCAGATATAATTTGCCTCTGTCGACTTTGCCGGATACCAGTGACTTCAACTTCCCCGATGATACTCGTATCATCCTCGGCTCCAGTGCTGTGCAAAAGCTCGTCCTGGCTCCCGCAAGTGATTTTGGAAAACTCACTAGCAAAATCTTTTGTGAAAGTCACCTCTCTGACATATTGATTTTCCAAACTGGTGTCAACCAGCAAGGGGTTTGATATTTTAGTCCGGTCATTGGGCCTGTAGATAACAAGATCCCCTGCTGGTGATGTGATCAAGTACGCCTGACGCTTGCGCGCAAAGGATTTCAAAAAGTCAAAAGCCTTATCATCGATCGCACAAGCCTCTGTGTCCCCTTCGTCGCTAAAAGATTCAAACGGTTCCAGGTCTTCATCCAGATCCTCCAGCACACGGATTTTCATCCCCAGGGCTTTGATCACAGTTTCGGCTAACTCCTTGAGTGTTCCGCCTTCCTGGTTCGCGGCTTCCGCCGGAACGTTGCTATCAACAATATCCTGGGTGAGGTCTCTGCCGTTGATCGATCTGGTCTTGCTCCTTGCTGTGCGCAAGCCTTCCAACCGGTCTTGATATCCTGTGAGTTTCAGTTCACCGTCAATATAGATCTGGATCACATCGTTCCGGAGGATCGGGTACTCCGGACGAAAACTGGTTCGAAAGCTAAACTGGCCGCACAGATCGTCAATAGATCGACTCAACGATACTGACATCCAGTTTTTTTGCTCACGTCCATTTACTGTGATGCGGAATTTACTCACCGACAACTTCCCAATCTTGGGATATACCACTGCCTGCAAAATCTTCCGGGTCCAAGCAAAATTTTTCCTGGCTTACGTCTTTTCCAAGGCTCATTTTTTCAACTGCTTCAGAGCTTGTCATTCGTTACCCTCCGTTTTGCCTGCTAAAGATCTCAAGCTCTCCGGCAAATTGCAGTGCCGGCAGGCTAAAGTTTAAGTCACGCACCAGGCCCACGGTCCTGTCAAGCAGCCGCCCATTCTGGATCCGCTCAGCATATAATCTATACGCTAAAGCCACGACTGACGTGGGTTCCAGCAGCTCCCGGCTCTCGATATTGTAAGCCTGCTGCTCTTTGGTGTCTAGCAATGATAACGCTTTTTGTCGGATAATGTCAAGTGGTCTTCGCACGGTCTCGATGTTTTGCAGGTTGTCACAGCTGACACATGCATCCAGTATAATGGTCTGGTAGATGGTCTCAAGCTGTGATCGTATGTTCCTAACCTCCTGTTTTGTAAGATAATCTGCAGCCGCGCACTGCTCATAAGCGAGTGTAAGCGCCGCAATCCTGGTGGCATTCACCAGCAGCCTACGGTTTAGATTGCGCAAAATCCTGGTGCCTGTAGTCTCCGGCCAAAGCGCAATATCTGGGGTGGGTGTCAGGTCATCGATCAAGGGGGTTGCAGGATCGGTAGCTATGTACTGCAATGACGTCGATAACTCAGAGCCAAATCCAATCAAGGTAAAAATGTTGCCGATGTTGGTCAGAGTATGAGTCAGAGAGTTTGCGATCGATTGAAAAAAACTTGCCGGGACTTCCTTGAGAGCAAAAAGCGCGCCAGCCAGGGCATCCCCGTTGCGTGCCAGGTATGTCACATCGCGTTTGATCTCCTCTGCCTTTGATGTAAGCTCATCGGATCTTGTTATCAATGATTTTGTCTGGGCCGTGACTTTGTCAACCAAACTCCGGATGTCATACTGATCCACATCCGCGTTTGTACTGACCGTAGCCGGTCTCCACTGTTTTGCAATCTCGCTCTCAAGCTGCACACGCACATCATCGCCGGCATCAAAGACTTCCTCGGCTGAGACAACCCCGGCCTCCTGCCCAAGCTCAGATTCACCAGCCGCAAAGGTCAGCTGAAAACTCAGCTCACCGAGGGATTTTTGGTCTGAGTTAATGCGATACTGGAGAGCGTAGACGTCAAATGCTCCAAGCACAGGCAGGACAAGTCGACCGCGCTCCGGGTTGTCGAGTGCGACTTGTAAATTGCGGGAGTCACGGAGCCAGTCAGGACCATGGACAAAGGCATCGATGCTAAATTTTGGAGGGATCTGACCGAGGTTTTCAACGTGCCGAATCGTGCTGTCCGGATAGTCATGCAGGACAAACCGAGCCCCTTTTTCCGTGATCGATTCTTTGCGGATCGAAAAAGGCACTCCTCGGAATGAGCCCTCATTGAGTGATTGCAGATAGATATTAGACATCACATAGCCACAAATGACAGATTGTTGCCTCGGTTGTCGCCGGTAGATATTTTAGCGTCTTTGACTGCAAGACCTGGATCTGCCACGACATTGATCTGGCCCTCGATGTTGATGCTTCCCAGACCTCCCAGACCAGCGCCGGAGCGTTTGAGTAAGTCCTCCTGTGCTGTGCCTGGACCTGCGATGAGCCATTTATACATATCTAGAGTCGGTTTCGGCGGAGTGATAAGCCATTTCAAAAATCCACCCGCCCTTTCCCTCATCGCTCGGTTCACTTTTTCTGTCTGGGCTAGCGCCTCTTTTGTGGGCTCCGGATATTTTTCCCCCTTTTCGAGCAATAGGTCGGATAAAAATCCACCTATTTTTTTCCGATAGATGAAAATTGTGGCGATAGTTGCTGCAACAAAAAGCACTGCCACAACGATAGCTCCCATGGTGGTAAAAAGTACGCTAGCCGCTCCAGTCAGCAAAGCCAGTGGCACGATCAGGGCAGAGAGAGCGACACCCAGCATAATCGTGTTGCCGATCCATTTCACCACGGCCGGGGATGCGACTGAAAATTTGCGGAGCCACAAGGTAAAAGTATTCAGCATCTTCGTCCACACAGGCAGCATCCCAGTTGCGAGTGATATTTTTGCAATTTCCATGCTGGATTGAAAGGCTGCGACAGTACCGGGCAGACCCTCCATCATCGTCTCGGCCATCAACTTACCGTCGGCATTGGTCTCGATCAGAGTTTTCCGGAAAGCTTTTATCTTTGGTATCGAGTCAAGCAGGGTGCCGGCTGCCTTCGCACCCTGGATTTCGAGGATTTTGAAGAGCGATCCCAGGTCAACATTTTTGGCTTTCATCTCATCGAGCAAGCCCAGCATATCCTTGATCTTGCCCTTTTCGACAAATTTTTCAATGTCGATCCCAAATCGCTGGAAAGTGCTGATAGATTTTTTTGTCGGGTTGACCAGGGCCCGGATCATGTTGGCCATGAATGTACCGGCGGCGGCGTCTTTAATGCCGCCCTCTGCCAGGGCCATCAGCATAGCGGTTGTTGTGGCAAAATCAATAGTGGCCAAGTTTGCAGTTTTGCCGGTATTGCGTAGTGCATTGATCATCTGTGGGAGCGTAGAGCTACAGTTTGCAGCCGATGCCGCCATCTGATCGGTCACTTTCGTAAAATCGTCCCCGCTAAGATTAAATTGTTGAAGGATGTCAGTTGCAGCATCCGCGGCCTCCTGAATCGATATGTTGCCAGCAGCAGCAAGGTTGAGCACATCCGGCATCAAAGCAATGATGCTGTTGACATCCTCACCTGATGCTGCCAGCTCTGCCATACCGCTAGCGACCTCGGCAGTCGTGAAAACCGTAGTTGCACCCAGGCGCTTTGCCTCTTTGCCTAGCTTTTTCATCTCCTCAGCACTTGCCTGTGACACTGCCTTCACCCGGTTCATCGATTTTTGATAAGTCAACAGCGGTCGCCCGATCGCCGCGACTGCCATGGCTCCGCCGATACCACCTATGCCACCGACAGCAATGGACATACCTTTCAACCGCTCGCTAAACTTGCGCGTGGCTCTCGTGATCCGCTTGAGAGCTGGTGACCATCGGTCGATCAGCCGGATTATGTACTTATTATCTTGAGGCACTTCTCATCCTTTTTTCCCGGGACTTTGCGGCCCGCTCTATCTCATCGATTACACACGATGACTCGTAGACGCTCATTTTAATTGCGTCTCCGTAAGTGATTGCGCCCTCACTTCCTAACGCGATCCTAGCGGCTAAGCGGTATCTTGACGCGATGTCAGTGAGGGCAAAACGAAAAAAGCAGACCACAGATACGCCATGTCCATCCGGTCTTGGAGCCCAAGCGCATCCCAGTAAGTTTTTTTGAGCCTATAGCTGTCATTGCATGATATAATGGCCTGATCTGTATTTGCCAGCACCATTGTTTCAAATAATTCCAGAAACTTATACCGGTCTGCACGATCTGAGTTGATCAAACATATCCTAATACCATCAGATTGTTGTCTCGCTTGCGCCTCGTGATCGTCCTCGTCGATGTCATGGAATTTGGGGATCTCCTCACCAGCATCCGGTTCCTGGTCGTCTCCGGCCTGTAAGGATGCAGACATTGCTTGACTGTCCAAAATCGCCTTGCCCAACATATCCTCGATCTTAATATACCATCGCGCATGCTTCGCCGTTGGCTCTCTGAGTGTTGCCGTCTCCCACGTGACTGGCCCCTCTTGCGGCGTGATGATCTGGCATGGTGCAGCAAGCTTATAATTGATCGTTCCATCTTTGTAACCCATTGATTTTCCTCTCGTTTTTTTAACTTAAGATCATTTGATCACCCTCAAAACATAGCGTAGCCGTCCCGTCAGGGCTGGCTTTTCTGTCGATCACCTCGGTTGCCGACATGCCGGTAAAAGTCCTGACATCAGGTGGACCTCCGTCAGATCTGAGCTGGCTTAGCACGACAGTATTCCTACCGATATTGGTTTTCCACCCGTTGATAAGGCGATCAATGACCGGCGTAACCGGGATCTCAACAGTTATTTTTGACATAGCAGATTCAACATCATAGCTGTGTACGGTTGTCAATTTGTTGCCGACAGTCACGGCACGGGTTTTAATCGCACCTTCACCAGCATTGTATTCAAGCGTGCTCGTCAAGACCTGGATCTTCTCGCCGTTCACGTTGACGCTCATATTGCTAAAAGTTACATTTTCAGACATTTTGCCCTCCTTACGCGGTCACTGATGCAAACTGAAATTGCAAACTATACGTGATGGTACCAAGCTGGGTCACCAGTATGATAGGCCCGGCTACACTGGCTGACCTGTTTGCTGTATCAATCGTGACCACGGTGTTATCGCTCATCTCAAGTTCGGCATATGCGCCCGATGCAAGCAACGCCAGATCACCCAGATCCTTGATGACTCCCATATAGTGAGATTTTATCGATGCATCGTTTTCCATGTTACGACCAAACTCAAGCTCTCCAGTCGTAAGGCGAGTCTGTGCAAAGCGAGTTTTTGCAGAGTTAAAAAGGATCTCGCGGCATACTGAACCAGTGTCTACGTAGTTAAGATATTTAAATGACGCATTGGGGTTACCGGTAGTGTCGGTTTTGTAAGTCGTTGCGACGTCGCGGAATATAATTGTGTTGCCAGCCGCATTGATTCCAAAAACGGTGAAACCCGCATCCAGCAAGTCATATTCTTCCTGCTGTGTGTAAGTCAACCCTACTTCAGCCGGGACTTTTGCCCGTCGGTCGGCTGTGTTGAAATATGGCAATGACGCCAGGGATGGGCCGCCGACATTATCAAGCAGACCGTTGCGGGCTACGATGTCACCACTGATCAAGCTCCCTTCAGTCAGGCGTTTTGACCTGATCGCCATAAAAACCGTCATCACACAGTCAGCAGGCTTGAGGATAATCGGGCCCTTGTGCAGAGTCTCAGCCACAAGGTTGTTGCCCCCAAAGACCAAAACCTGGGAATTGTAGCCCTCGGCAAAAGCCTTGTTGTTAGCGTAAGTGTCTGTTTTTCCAATAAAAGCCACGCCGTCCTGGACATTGTTTTGGACGTCGAATCGATCTGTCAAAAAATCTTTGACAGTTGCTATCTCGGTAAGACCATCCCATGCCTCTGGCCAGGATATGCCTGTCACACGGATCTCACCAAGCACATCCAGGACACCAGTAGGATCAGGGTTTGTCGCTCCTCCGGTAAAAGCATCGATGCCGACACCCAGACCTGCTGCTCCGGACTGTGAAACCCTTAGCCCGTAGGTGTTTCCAACATCGCCTTTGTTTTTTGATGTCAAAGTTACTACCCCAGTTGATTCAACAGCACTTACCGGACATGCAAGCAGAGCAGCAATAGCGGCCTGGGCTTTGACGCCCATGGTTGACGGAGTGTCGCCGACAACAACTGATACGTCGACAGTATATTTGTACTCGTCGACAAGACTGATCGAAAAAATCCCAACCTCGGTCGCCGATGTCCCGGTGAACGTTATGTCCGACGTTGCAGCAAGGGCAGATCCGTCATCAGCAACCGGGATAACCGAAAGCTCGACTTGTCTGTCACTTGCAATCAGATAATCATCAATCCGCTGTGTGAGCTCCGTATCGATGCCAAACAGAGCGTTGATCTCGGAGTTGTTCAGCGCCTGGACATTGCGATACAAAGCACCGCTTGTTGCGGTACCGGCTCCAGTATAAATCTGCCCAACGATCAAATCGTGGCGGCTACCAAAAGCCTCAAAAATGTTGGCCGGGATAATCTGTGCATTGACCACCGGCCGGGATGCGTTAGTCATCGTCATCCTCCGTATTGTTGGCATCTAAAAACTCGATGCAATTATCAATTTTCATGTCGCGGACCCGTCGGCGCCAAAAAGGACTGACTGGGATGCCTGTCGGACTGACTTTGACATCAACGATCTTGCCTGGCTCACAACCCAGGATCTGTTTGAGCACTCTTACACTCATGGTCCTACATCCGCAGCAACCAGCTTTGGTAGTGTATGGCTGTGTGATCATATCATTATCACCTCGTATTTATAGTTGTTTTTAGCGTCTCAGGATTATCGATGCACCCGGGATGCTGAATATACTCGATCTGATCGGCCGCAAAATCCTGAGGATCACTAAAACCATCAGTAAAATCAATGGTTTGCGCGGCCTCGAAATGATACGAGTGCACAATGTAACTCGTGTCGTACCGCTCTATAGCGTCGCTGGCTGGCACAATACCAAAATCGGTACCGCAGCTGGGTTTTGCAAATCCAAAGATACTCTTGTTTAATGCTGAGTAGACATCTCCTTGGAGCAGATCCATTGCAGCACCGGCAGCTATATTGCCGCTCGTATCCATGATCGCCACGACTGCAAAAGACATGAGAGTATACAGTCTGTTGATGTCGCCAGATCCAAATTCGGCGATGGCATCGGTCCTGGCCAGCCGGTCGTTTGATGTCCGTCTCCCGGTCGGGATCACGTAGAGCCAGGATTTGTCTGTCTGACTGACACTCGTGTACATAGCAATCGCACGATGAATGTCAGGTGCAGCAACTACATTTGACACCGAGCAAATTTGGAGCCCGGTAACCGCAGTACTCACATTCACAGTCGGCATACCCTCTCGGCGTATCGTTGCCTCCAGGGATGTCGGTGTGTCTGTCACGATCCACATGCCCTTAAAAGTCGGTCGGTTTTCCTTGAGGTACGCGTAACCCACAATCGGCAGCTTCGGCGTCGTTTCAGGCCGCGGTAAAAATCGAATCACGGTTGCAGTGGGGGTTTTATAGATCCCGGCAAGCTGCTTTTCACCGTCCCAACCAGCGCTATCAAAACCGCCGATCTCAATGGTGGTGTCATCTCCAGATCTGTACGTGAGATCAGTCGGATCAGCTGATATCTCGATGATGCCGTGGTCATCATCACGTGACGCTCCAGAGATGGGAGTGTGCATAGCCATGGATTTGACTATCACCACATCACCGACATATAGTCCATGGGGGGATGCAAAAGGTACTCGGACACTGTCCGGAGCATCAAATAAAGGACCCGGACCGGTAAAATAATCGATCGTCAAAAAGTTGGTGAAAATGTCCGTATGCCAGGGCATATAAA